TCTTTCTGCGACCAAATCATAGAGTCGATTTTTACGACTTGTAGCTACGACATTAGAGGATTCCGCTAAGGCCCGGTTTCTTGTAGAAAGGGCAATTAGCTGTGCTCCCGATGCTGATGCGTCATTCTCGTTTCCTAATTGAGTTCTATAAGTTCTCAGTTTAGGAGAGTTGAAATCACCATCTACGTGGTTGTAAATACGAGTGTATTCTAAAGCAAATCTAGCAAGCTTAGGTATTTCTTCGGCTTCGGTTTCCATAACAAGCGGGTGCTCTAGGAAACTTCTAATCCGACTATCTCGTTGTGTTTTAGACAACATTAATTCGCCTAGCTCTCTGAATTGTGCTTCTCTTTGATTAAATGATCTTATGCGACCTTCATTAGTAAGCACACTAAATGCTTCACCAGTGAGGGTACCAAGTTGTATACGAAGCTCTTGTAGAACTTCCTTATCTATATTTTTAGCCTGTTTAGTATTTAGGAAAGGTCTAACGAATTCACCACCAGCGGGGTGTAAATACCCTTGTGTGTATACTCGTCCTCTACCATCAATTTGAGACCAGTTTCTCCAGCTAGTATTATTGTTACTGTGCCACTTAAGCGCTTGGATAAGTCCAGAGCCTTGTTCTCCACGTTGTATAATAATCTTTCTGAAAGAGTTTAGTTCGTCATATCTAGCTACGTTTCCTCTAGGATCACGGAAATGGGCAAGCTCTGAAAAGAAAGGAGCAAAGTCCTTATCTGTTTCCCACTCGAAATTATTTACGTGATTAAGCATTTTAGCAAAGTCTCTATCAATCAAATTTTGATCATAGTTACCGCTTGCTTTCTTAGTGATTACACTCTGTCGGATTTTATTTCCTCTAGAATCGTAGTAGTTTTTCTGACCAGCTTTTACATAAATGCGGTCTCTTTGATTCACAATACCCATACGCCTAGAATACGCGATTTCTCTTGAGGCTCTTTGTAGCTCAAGCATATCTTCGTTAACTATTTGTACTTCTCTAGAAATGGTATCTTTATATGAACCAACTTGTGGTCTTCCTGATTCTAAGTCATTAACGCCTCTACGGGTAACACCCCTGAGACCTACTTTAATTTGACCAGAATCTTTTAAACCTTGTAATACATCAGAACCTACCTTGTGGTAGTTGTGGATTGTTGGGGGTCGAAATAACTCTTCAAAGTCATTTATTTCTTTTTGATAAATCTTCTTACCGATTTGAATAGCAAGTAAATCGTAATCCGTAGATTCACCAGTTGCTACATCCGCCATAATCTCAGAAAGGGTATCTATCCGCCGACTATCAAAGAGTCCTGCTTTAGCCTTTCCAGTTATTTTAGACCAAGAAAGAGATAAATCCCATTCTGCGACAGCTATAGCTCTTTGCTCTTTCTCTCTAATAGAAGAAATAAACTTAGTAAACCAACTATCTGAAGGTTCTATTGTTTCTTTGAAATATCTTCGTAGTATCTCTTTACCACCCGGAAGATTCTTAATTTCATTCTTAAATACTTTTATAAATTCTTTTTTAACTTGCTTAGGAGTCTTAACACCTACATCACCAAATCGAGGGAACCACAATCTTGCGGGTACTCGGTTTTGAGTATAGAGGCTTGCAGCTAATGCTCTACCGTTAGTAGTTGCCCAAGCTTCCATATATTGTTGGTTGCTTTGCGTTCTAGCGGAGATATCATCGAAAGAAGTCCATCGTCCAAGAATTTGAACTTGAGAAGGATCAGCTGCTTTCCCAAACTTGTATATCTCTGATCTTGAGCGAGATCGCCTGTCAAGAATACGAGACACGTTAACAACAGAGTTTTTAGATTCTGCTCTTAATACGCTATCAAAGTTTAACCACCGCTCTTTATCTTTAGCTTGTCGTTCAAAGACAATTCTAAGGTTTTCAATAACAGCGGTTTGTTGGTTAGTTGATAAGCCATCGTTTTCTAGACTAATAGCGAAATTGCTAATCCATTCTTTTTCTTCTTTCTTAAGAAGCTTAGATTGGTTAAGAAAGTCAATTCTTTCTTGTAATACGTTAAAATCTGGATCGTATATCAAGGTTGATTTTTGTTCACCCGTTAGGGGGTCAACTCCTACGTTCCTTTCATCAAATTGATTGTTTGCCCTTCTTCTGGACTGCCTCTTACCGGGAAGTGAAGTTCCTCGATAGTCAACCAGCGAAAGATTGGCTCCAACAGAAGACGCCTCTGCTCTATAAAACGTTCTAAGTTGTCTTTCAACATCTTTATTACGTAGCAAAGTACTTCTGGTTGCTGCATCTACCCGTAAGTTGTTAGTGGCTTTTGGGCTTAATGCTTTTTGTCTAACAGGTGTAGTGTTTGTATTTTTATTATCAATCCTACGCAGTGCTGTTAGGGAAAGGGGTTTTCCACTTGCTGTAGTAAAACTCTCTAGTGGAAGTTGACCATTATCAAAGAGATCTACTTTCTGTAAATCTCCTTGGAAGTGACGAACCTTAGTTTCCCTTGGTTGTCTTTTTAACCATTGACCGTAAGTCTCTCGAATAACAGATCTGCCATCGAGTTTCTTTACGTTTAGACCCTTAAGATCTTGTAATGCTTTTTTCTTAACGTCAGGAGATGTACTACCTAATAACTCATCGTGTGACTTTACAACAGGCACTAACGTAGAACGACATCTCCAATGTAGAGGAGGCGCGTATTGCGTGTCGTCTATGTCAAAAATAGTGCCGTCATGATGAGCGCAAATTGCACTAGTACGACTATCCAAAACCGCTGTAAACCTCATGCCCTTCATGATTGCTTTGTTTTCTTGCAATACAGCTAGCTGGGCGGTAGTCTGGGTTTTTGTTATAGCGGTTCTCACTAAAGCGGAAGCTTGAGACTCGGTTAAACGGGTTGATCTCTTTACCTGTCTAATCAACTCTTGATTGTTCCAACCTTCTTTAAGTCCTTTCTTAACAACATTGTTAATACGGACTAACTCGCTGTTTCCTAGTGATTGGATACGCTTGCTTAGGGTTCCATCTCCCCTGACGTTTCCACCAATAATTTCTTCGAGAACGGCTTTAGAAGCAGGTCTACGAATCCTCGCAAAGCGACCCATGCCTTTTTCTAAATTATTGGTGCTAAAATCTGTTTCGACTACACCGTAGTCTTTGAGTGTGTTTAAAGTAGCGCCGTCAAGTTCTTTAACAAAACGGCGTACTTCTGGATCTGCGATCTTATTAAACGCGGAGGAGTTGCCAGAGGCCAAAGCAGCTTTTACTTTGGGATCTGAGAAGATTTTAACTAGACGAGTTCTGTGTCGTCTAATAATCCTCTTAGTATCTGTTTGAAAGTTTTCTTCAAACAAACGAGTCATAGCAGCATGATCTATTTGTCTATCGTAAATACTATCATTTACTGTAGCCATCTGACTCTCCTATATGCGTTTATTTTCTTCTATAATGTGATCAATTAATTGTTTTATATTAAATTTGGAACAATTCACGAAGTTGAGGCTCAAGCATTGGCACTCTACCAAAAGCTCTTACGTGCTTCTCAGTAGGTACTACAATCCACTCATCGCCTCTTTGCTCTGCGATTTTCCACAGACCACATTTAGACTCAAGACCTAAAGCCAATTCTGCGGGCTTAGGTGGTCTTCCGGGTTTCTTTTTACGAGGAGTTTCTACTACCTCTTCCATTGTTTCATTCTTCATCATCATCATCCTCAAGCACTTCTGGCTTATTAACTTCTTGGTTAACAACTGAATCAAACGGTTGTGGATCTAGTCCACCCATGATTAAGTCGTCTTGTCCAATTTCATCACGCCCCATCATATCATCATAATCTGAATCAATGATATCATTTGCTTTAGCAATATCAAGGAAAGTAGATCTTGGAATAAGACCACCTTGATACCACTCAGTTACAAGTCGTAACCAATCAGCACCGATAGGCGCGGGGTTTAAATCAGGTGTAAGGCTAAACTTAACATCTTCTATTTTGTAGTCAGTTCCGTATTCCCAGTTTAACATCCACACAATAACCTTTCTCATTTGCTGAGAAACCTTTGTGCTAATAGAAGCTAGGAGCGCGGACTGGCCAGCGTTGCGAATTTCTAAAGCGACACCAGAATCACGACCACTACCGCTTTCAGCAGCCATCATGCGAATTCCTAAACGAGCCATTTCATTGACAGTGTTTTGAATTACAGTTTCCATATCTTTCAAGGCTTTAGAAGGGGTTTCTAATGCTTTAACGTCGTCGCCTTGTTGAACCTTAATCCAAGAACCAAGACCTGCGCCTACAACATCTTCGAATTGATCGTCTGTCATATCAGAGATTACAACGGGTGTGTAAGTTGCAGAACCTAACAATAAGTGGTTTCTACGTGAAACTTTGTTATAAAGAGACACTTCACGGTCAATCAAAGGCATCAATATAGGTTCTTCACCTTCAATGTTTCCATTCAAAGGTACTGCTGGTATATAGTTGAAGAAGTTATTGTTGCTCATAATCTGATCGTATGTAGCTACTAGTTTCCAGTGGTTTTGGCCACTCTTACCACCGCCATGCATTCCGCCAGTGACGTTATAATCTTGTTGCTCTTGACCATTAATGAAAGTAACGTTAGCGCTCTGCGTATCGTTTAGCTCATACTTGTCTACAACATAGACTCCCGCTGCATTGATCTTATGGACATATGCCACTTCAATGTAATCAGGGTGTAAAGGGTTTTCTCTATATTGAGCTTCGAATTTACGAACAACCAAAGCTAACAAGCAGTGCTTACCCGTGAGAGGGTGTGGCCCTGTTCTCCAGTTAATCACGCTCTCGGCATTTAACATAACCGGATAGGGCTTGATAAGGTCTCGATCTTCTTTAGAGAGAGCATCGTAGTTAGGCACTGAGGGGTAGTCTACCATAACCCACGCTCTTGAAGTGTGAAGCTCTTCAGACAATGCTTCATCTAAAAACGACACAAGAGAATTGTTAGTTGCTGTGAATTCATTCTTAATCCAATCCATAGCTCCTTCTGGAGCATCTTCTGGAAGGGTGATTTCAGGGTGCTTGCGCAACATTCCACCAAAAGAAACTTTAACATATTGAGCAGTTAATCCGGGGAGTTCTGCTTCTGCTTTATAGAATTTATATTGTTCAGGTGTCATACTTGGTGAAAAAGGTAGCAAGATGTTACTAAACCCGACTGGGTCAAGGTAAGCATCCAGTTCTTTAACGTGTGACTGCCCGTTCAAAATACCTCTGGCTGTTCGCCATAAGGGTTTTAGAGATTCGTATCTTGCGTTAGGATCGCCGACCGATTTGCTACGATTTGTAGATGTAGCTGAGTTGGCCATAGTAGCCTCCTATTAAAAATTGTGTGATTGTTTTGACTTAACTTTAGTACCCGCAGTAACTGGAAAGAGGTATTCTACCGCATATCGGATGCCATCTGAAAAGTGTTCTACACCTTCTGACTTGTCGATAGTTGCTGAATCCATATTATTTTCTTTCCATACAGTTCTTTCTAAGGATTTAATTGTATGTTTACAACGGGGATGCACATAAAAGTTAATTGCTCCGCTGGCTGTTTTTAGTTGTCTGTTAACAGCTGCAACAGAGTCAATCATTGGTGGTGCTTTGCTTCTGGCAATAGTCTCAATACCGTATGCCTGCAAAATAGAGAAGTCAGTCCTACCTACCGCAGCAGAAGATTTTCGTGCTCGTCCACTAGGGTCAGGGAAGCTTGATACTTTATGTCCTTTGTCAATGCGCTGTTTAAGCTGCTTTGCTAAGGTCTCTGTATCAGGATGCCCTTGGTATTCTTCAATAATCTGTATTTGATTTCCTCTAATAGCAAAAAGAGAAGTAGCCATTATACCAACGTTAAAGTCAATCGCGGCGTATATGTGTTCGCCCGGTTGAAAGTCTTTAATGGTTTTATCTACGTGATCTTTTCTATTAAAGTTGTAGAAGACATTGTTGCCTGATTCTTCAAAACTGGCTTCGTACTCTCGTTTAAACTGGAAGAAGTCAATAGTATGTTTGGTCTTTTCAATTTCTTCAGCGTCAAGATATGGACTATCTTTATACGTGTAGTGATAAGATTTCCAAGCATCATCGACTTGCTCAAAGTTAAACATTTCGTAGAAGTAATCTTTTCCTCGCGGGGTAGAAATAATTAACGCTCTTGCAGGAGACTTAGCACCATATTCGGTAGCGCGTTCTTTACTCCAACGAGTAGTTAAACAGGGTTGTATAATACTTTCCCAACTTTCTTTAAATGTACCACCAGCACCTTTCCAAGTGGTAACCTCATCGAGTACTGCAAAGTATTGTCCAGAGCCACGAAGTCGTTCGGACGCTTCATAAGACCATAGCTTAAGCATTACATTATTTGGGAACCAAAATGTGCCTGAATGTTGTGAAGACTTTTCTACAAATTGATCCATACCGAATTGGTAAGCAATCAATGGGAAATAAATGTCAACACATTGTTGATATGTAGGCGCAATAAGGCAAACGTTTTTATTAGGAACATCTGCTGGTAACGCACATAATTCTTGAACTGCCAAGACAGCAGCGCATGCAGCAAGGTATGACTTTCCAAAACCTCGACTAGCACAAACTGTTGCGTATCTCGCAGTCTGGTCAACAAAGAGATCTTGTATGATCTGCGATTGACCTTCGTGTAGAGTGATGCCACTCATTGTGTTATTCTCCGTATTAATTGACGGAAGAAGACTTTAATTCTTCCTCGCCGTGTTTTGCTATCCCTGATGTCCTGCATTATTCCTTTGTAGCCCAAGTTTGCGTATGTTGATTTTGTATACCAAAGAAACTCTTTAGTTTTAAATCTACTTGGGATCGTATCGGCTTCAATTAAACGCTTCGTAGCGGTCTCTACACCAACATAACAATCTCTTAGCAGAAAGCCACCATTCCCATCGGAAAAGTTATAGCATTTCTTATCAAGGAAACAACCAGACAATAAAGCTGATTCTTTCTCTTTGCATTCTTCTTTTGAACCGAAAAACATAAATAGTCTTTCGAATTCCATCCCTGAATTGTAATCTTCCCAAAACTCATAATTACGGCTCGAACAAACGTACCCGTCATTAG